GTCCAATAGTCCGTGCCTCTGACAGGTGTCTTACCGGGTGCACCGGCAGGGCCTTGCGGGCCGACCGCGCCATCCTTGCCGGGCGCTCCGGCAGGGCCAGCAGGGCCGACCGGGCCAGCAGGGCCGGTTGCGCCTGCATCACCCTTAGCGCCGGTTACTCCGCGCGACGGCTTGCCGGTGTCGGTCGTGCCGAGATACCAGTGCCCATTGTCACCGATGTGCGGCGTGACGCCGTCCGCACCAGCAGCCCCCGGTTTGCCATCGGCGCCGTCTTTGCCCGGAGCACCAGCTGGGCCTTGCGGACCAGCCGGACCTGTTGCGCCCGTGTCGCCCTTCGCACCCTTGAGGTCTGCCATGGCGATGAGGTTTGTCCACGTGCTGCCGCCGTCCGTGCTGTACTGGATGTAGCCGTCCGACACGCGCAAGTCCATGCTGCCAGCACCGCCGCCTGTCCGCGCCGCCTCGTTGATGGCCGCGACTAGGTTGGCCTTCTCTTCCGTCGTCAGGTCGGCAAGGTCGCCGATCTGACGCTGAATCGTTTGCAGCGTCATCTGGTCCGTCGGGGTGTATACATACCCGGCGGGCTTCGCGCGCTTATGGACCACAAAGTCCTGCTGCACCATCGTGTACGCGCCGGTGTCGTCGGTTACGTAGGCGTAGGCCGTCAGCGTGTGCCAATCCTGAAGCAGCTCATCCGGGATGATGGCCGTGCCGTCGTCCCCGACATCCACGTCCACGCTGCGGCCAAAGCACTTATTTTGATAGTGGATCTGCTCCACGCCGCTGCCCACGCGCAAGCGCCGCCCGGTGTCCCACTGCCACAGCGCCCCGCGCCCATCTGCGATTGTGATTTTCATGCGGTTGCCCCCTTTACCTGTACCTGCCCACAACATAGTAGCTGATCTGCGGGCTATTAACCGTCGCGTCAGATGCTCTCACGCACTGATACGCCGGCGCGTGCGTCAGCCGCGTACCTATGTCGTTTTCCGTGTTAGTTGCAAGCCAGATGTTGCCGCTCCCAACCGTCGGCGTCGCAGACACGACAGGGTTCTCAACAAAAGCAAACGGATATTGGCGTGCTACCTTATTTGCCGCGAGACCCATCCACGATGCGGTATACAGGGGGCCCCATGTCTGCGATGTCATTGTCAGCGAGGGGGCGTCGAACTTCGCCCACATCTCAGCAACACCGCTCGCCCATTTGCGCCACGTCCACTTGCCGGTCGTGCCCTGGGCAACGACATAGTCCGCGCCAACACCGGATGCCGACGATCCGGAAGGCCCGCTATCGGACGTGTTGTAGCTGCTGCTGGACTCCACGCTACTGCCAATCGACGTTTTTCCGGAAAAAACGAATGTGTAATCCGTGATGATTGACGGGTATTCCCGGCCGTTGATGTCCTTGACGATGACCTTGTCGAAAATGTCAAGGCGCGGATCAGACGGAAGATCGCCAGAAAATTTATATACCGGCTTTTCTTTCAGCTGCGCGTACAGCGACGCGGCAACAGCTTCGGCCGCAACGGTGATTGACCCGGCCGGCCCTTCGATACCCAGCCACAGGTTATCGTCGTTCAGTTCAATGACATAGCCGCCGGAACCGGAAAAGTATGTGTATTCCTGCCCGTCACTGGCGAACGTCTTTTTCACGCGCACGCCTGTAACTTCTACCGGCGTTTTCGCCACCTCTACAGGGTTGATCCACTGCGTAAGCGTCACATCTGCCGCAGACGTGATCGGGCGCGCAAACAGTGTATTTCCAGACACCATGGCATTGCCTCCGCAGGCCAGCGCAATTGCTTCGATTACTTGCCGGATGGTGTGTTGTGCGTCCACGGTCGCCAGCCCGTTATACTGCAAACCGTGCTGATAATCCATTGGACCGGGCGTCAAGCCAAGCTGCTGCGCCGCCAGCTTCCACAGTTCCATATATTCGTGTTCGCCCTGCATCACTGCCGGACACAGCACGTCCGCCGCCTTCATGGCGTCGTAGCAGGTCAGCGTGGTGACTTCGTGCACGGTTTCCACTTCGTACACCTTGAAGTGGCCCATGTCCACCATGCGTTCGATTCCGTCAATGGTGATTGCCGCTTTCAGATGTGCCGTAGCCCCTTCGTACAACGACCAATAGTCTGCGTTTGACCACCCGATGTCGTACATTTCAATTGTCGCGCATTTGCACACAGATAGCCCGACGGGGTAGCTGCCGGATGATGTCTGCGCCGAGATCTTCGTGCCGCCCGGGCGGAAAGACTGCCGGCCTACCTGCAGGTACTGCCCAGCCTTCAGCGTTACAGTTTCACCGTTCCTCTCGAACGTGACATCGTGATCCCACGTAAAAGATGCTTCGACCACAAAGTTCGTCTGCGATGGATAGACGCTTGTGATTTGACTTTCGACTGTTCGCATATCATGTCACCACCAATCACGTCAGCGGATTGACGCTGACCATGTTAAAATCCAGGGACGTAAACAACTCTTTGCCTTCGTTCAGGCGCCCGATATTCAGCTGCCCTTTGCCGACGTAAAACCACGCCTGACACCACGCGCCGTAGTAAGCGGAAAAATAGTACAACTGGAACTGCTGACCTTTTGCATTGATCTTCAGGATCTGCGACAGCATGGTTTTGCTGACAGCCGCTCGGCTATATCCAAGTGCTTCGACCGTGAACAGCGGACTGACGACGGCCGCGCCGGTCTGGGTGCGGCCGCTGTCCTCCGTGTAGGTCGTCTCAAAATCGTACGACAGCGCGCCAGAGTCCGGCTGCGGGAGCACCAGCCATTCATCCGACGGACTTTTTCGAATTTTAATGTATTCCTGTGCCATGTGTTACACCGCTACAAGCGGGTTTTTGCCCGTTTGCCCTTTCCGCAATTTTGCTTCGGTGATTACTTCATCAAACAGTGTGCGGCGATCCAACCGGGCGATAAACTCGTATCGGCTGCCAGCGCCGCCCGCTTCTTCGCGCACGATCTGGCGCAGCAGAGATTCCGGCGCTTCTAGGTTGTTTCCGTTGCGCTGGTCGCCCAACACGGCCAAGAACTGCCGGTTCGCCGGAATGACCGCGCCGCGCGCCAGCATCGGGATCTGCGGCACTGGCAGTGGATTCACGCCCCACAAATTCTGGAACGGTGAAATGCCAAGGAAGTGCGCATTGCGGATCGTATTCAGCATGGAGTTGATCCTGTTGAACGGCACGGCGATGATCGTGTTCATGCCGCGAATGATGGCGTTGACGACCGTGTGGAAAGTGTTTTCGATGCCTTCTTTGATGCCTGACCAGATACGGCCGCCTGTCGAAAACACGTCCTTGACCTTCTGCCATGCGTCTCGGAATTTGCTCTGAAACCACTCCGGAACAGACTCGAAGGCGCTTTTGATTCCATCCCACGCAGCTACAGCGCCGGATGAGACCTTTTCCCACAGGCCGCTGAACCAGTCCTTTACGGCCGTCCACTTTTCAACGACCCAAGCCGCCGCCGCTGCAACGCCACCTTCTACGTTGGCAAGAAACTGCTCAAAGGCCGCATCGATACTGCTGATCGTTTTACTGATCCATTCCTTTATGGACGTCCATTTTGCGACGATCCACACGACCACTGCAGCTATAGCGGCAATCAGCAGCGGTATCCACGCCCCTGTAATGATAGCAATAGCACCGCCAATAGTTAGCAGCGCCACGGTAATAGCCGTAAGATTCTTATTGTTGAAGCCGTTTTTAATCACATCACGAATTGCCACGCCAAGAAGGACAAGCCCCGCGACGATTGCCGTGATTGCTCCACCAAGCACACCAAATGCCATCCCAAGCCCAGTGGCAGCCGCAGCAGCGCCGATGATGTACCCTGTCAGATTGTCGAAATTTATGCCGTTTTTAAGCATATCGACAACGTTGATGGCCATCAGGACAGCCCCCGCGACAGCAAGCGCCAGCTGCTTTGCTTTCGACAAATTCCCCAGGAACTTCTTTCCGATTTTCCACGCAGCGAATCCAGCGGCCACCGCCGCCACATACGGTGACAGCTCGCGGACAACGGCTGCAATCTTGCCGATTTTTCCGGTGTCGACCTGATCGGACAAATCAAATTTCGGCGCCGCACCAGATGACCCGCCTCCACCTCCGCCACCGGAACTATCGTTCGATTCCCAGCGGTTCATTTCGTCCAGCCCGGAAAGCTGTTTTTTTGCCTTCTCGGCCGCATCCCCTGCGGCCTCGGTTGCGGAAGCCTGATTATACAGTGCCTTTGCAGATGCATCCGCTTGTGACGCCGTTTTGCCAAACAACGAATTGATAAACACGGACACAACGGCAGTCAATTTGGCAAGCCACGCCAGAAGCGTTCGAATTGCCGGCAAAATATAGTTGTAGATCGGTGCAAAAGCGGAAATCAGATTACCCCTGATCTGCGCCAAAGATGTTGACATTTGTTTGTCTGCGCCGATTGTGCTAAGCAGCATTTTGCGCATCGTACGCAGCGCTTTGGTAATCATGGTGAAAATGAAGACGCGCTTTGCTAAGCCAGCAATTCGTTTGGTGAATTTCTTAAATTGTTCTGACACATTCTGCGTCGTCAAAGCTGCAAGACGCTGCTTTCCCACATATTCGCTTACGGCAGCGCTGGCTTTTTCCTGCGCGATCTGGCTGCTTTCCAGATTAAGCTGCGCCATTTTCAGCTGCTGCGTCGTTTTCTGGATTGCATCGCCGGTTTCCTGCGATACCGTCCCGGTGCTTCTGGTTTTCTTTTCGTTTTCGGCAACAGCCTGCAGTTCTTCCAGCTGCTGCCGCAGCGCGGCTACCTTCTGTGCGGCCTTGTCCACATTGTTCGCAGCCTTTTTCGCGTTGTTTTCCAGCTTCGCAAGCCCCGCGTCAAACTTGCCGCTATCAATCGCTGCTTCGTATACCAGATCGCCGACAACATCAGCCATCGCGCACACCCCCTGTCATCAGCTGCCGGATGAATTCGTCTTCGTCGTCGGTCAGATGCGCCGACTTGAAATCAATCAATTCCCGGTTTTCGTCGTAGTATTCGCGCTCCCACTTTTCCAGTTTCTTGTGCTTGCGCAGCTTCCGCCGGATGTCCAGGATCGTGGAAAACGTGCAGTCACCGATCTCCATGTAATAGCCGATGAACGTCCACCAGTGCATGTACGGAAGTGCGCGCACGTCCCGCCCGGCCACGCGGTTGATCGGCGCAATGATCATCGGGAAATCCTGTTCCCAGTCCATCTGCTTCGGCTGATGCCGCTGGTCGCCGCGATCCACACCACCATCCAAAAACCACAGCATGAATTTCACCGCGGCGGCCATGTCCGTGATCTGATCCCAGTCTGGGTAAAAGATCTTGACCGCCACTTCGGCGCGGTCCTGATCTGTCAGCTCTGGGTCATTCAACGCGGCACAGATGTCCAGAATTTCGCGAAAGTCGCTTCGGATACGAAAACACCGGCCGCCGATACATGCTGCCTTCGGCAGACCGGTATTCATGATCTGCGCTTCTTCCTGCGCTGACCGCCGCTGTATTTATCCAGGTATTTTGCCTGACGCTTCTGCGCGGCAGCGGTCGCAGCGTCCATCTCGCGCCGGATCTGGCGCGAAACCGCTTCCAGGAACGAAATGATTTGCAGGGAACCGGACGGCGTGAGCGAAACGCAGTAGGCTTTGCCGAACACTGTATCGCAGACGGGCGAAGGGAACGCCGCGTCCACCTGTTCGCGTGCGTAGGCGTCCAGTTCTCGGATCGTCGTGCGGGCGTCCGTATCGCTTTCCTGCGTGCCCATTTCGTCGGCTTTGGCCTTGATCGCCATCGCTGCCGCTTCCAGCCGGTCGATGATACCGATGTCGTTCGGGTCAAAATAGATCTTCCGGTTTGCGTCGCCATTGATAGTGAACGCTTTCAGGCCGGTTTCAAAAGAAATGTTATTGCTCACGCCGCCACCCCCTTATGCCGTCGCCTTCGTGAACGTGGCCACGCCGTCGGCGATGGCCGCTGTGCCGACCGTGCGCGTGCCGCCGTAGGTCACATCAAACGGCATATCCACCGTCTTATCGCCGCCCAGCGACTTCACTTCAATCGCGCAGCCGCTATATCGTTCGGCGAACATCGCCGTGTCCTTCGTGCCGGCATAGCAGTGCACGATCATCATATCCTGTTCGGCCAGCGCTGCGACATCCTGATCCTTGATTGCCAGCTGCCACAGCTTCGTCAGCGCGGTTTCGCCGGCGTCCAGATTGCACGGGTCAAAGGTCTGCGTGATGGTCGGCGCGGACATGGTGGTAAACGTGTTGCCCAGGATATCCTGCGTGGTCTCCTTGTTCCAGTCATATTCCTGACTGCTGTCTTCCACGCGCTTGCCGACGATCGACCAAACCGGCGCGGAAGATGTGCCGGTATTCAGGAAGGCCATCAGCAGTTTGCGGGCAATCGTCTGGCCCGCGGTTGTGTTAAAAGTCGTACTTTCAGGCATAATGCATCACCTTTCAAAATTGTTGTCGTACCGCATCGACAGGGACACAGCCCAGTCTTCCACACCGTCGGCATAGCGTCCGGCCAGATAGGCCGCCGACACCTGTACAAATGCAGTGAGCGTCCGGCCATCGCCGAGGTCCGGCCACGCGACAAGTGTGTGCTGCTGTCCGTCCGCCGTGATCGGCTGTTTTTCCAGCCATCGCGCCAGTTTGTCCAGCCATCCCTTGATGTGGATGCGGTCAGTTTCCGACTGCGGCACGGCGCGACATACTACCCGAAACGCATAGTTGCATTTCTGGTACACGCCGCCCATGATGTCGGTCGTTTCGCTGATCACCGTCGCCGCAGCGGACGGATAGATCCCGACGCCGGACTTGTCGCCCAGCTCGCCGAACCGGATTTCCCGCGCGCCAATGGCCGGGAAATCATTCAGCAAGCCGCTCAGAATCGTTGAAAAATCTTTTGTGTCAACCATTTGATTCCCCCAGGATGATCCGCTTGCATCCATCCGCCCATTCTTTTCCGTGTTCGTTTTGGGCCACTTCCGCCCAGTGCGGCACGCCGGTCGCAAACCGCAGGTCGCGGTCAGTCACAACTTTCACGGCGTCCTTGCGCGCCCACGGCGAGCCGGTTTCCGGGTCGACCATGACCTTACCCATATACAGATACCGTGCATATGGGCCTGGGAACACGACCTGCCGGCCACCTTCTGCGACATATGAACGCTGCTGCAGGCTGCCGGTTTTCAACGGCATGTATAGCTTGCTGTCCGCAAGCACCTGCTGCCCCAGCCATTCCTGCGCTTTGGCGAATCGCGGACCGTATTTGGCGAATCGGAGATTTACCCGGACGTGCCCTTTGACATAGCTGACGTTCTTATAGTGCTTGATGCCGCTCATGACGCCGTCACCTCGAAGTGTGCAATCAGCGGAAACCACGCGCAGGATGTGATGCGGTGGCACTCCGTGACTTTGCACAGCACATCGTATTCCGCCCAATCGTGCTCGCCGCGGCAAAAATAATCGCCCGGCTGAAACGCAATCATGCCGCTGCGGTCATCCGCCGCCTGGTACACTTCCGGCGTCGCATAGGTCAGCGCGCCAATGGCCGCTTTCGGGACAAGCAGCAGCACATAGTGCCCCGGCACATCGCCGGTCGTACCTGGCGTCATAGCGGTTTTTGCTTCCACCTTGACGCCGGCAAGCACGTGCCGCGCCCACGTATCGGCCTGACCGCGCGCACCGCGCACACGGGAAAAAAGCGTGACCGTATCGCTATGCAGCAGCATCAGCACGTCACCCCCGCGTACAGCACAAGGACGCCATCCACGGCCACGCCGGAAAGCCAGCGCCGAAGCAAGTCAAACACCAGTTCGTCACGTGCCGCCGTAGTCTTCGCGGCGGTCGTGTAGCAGCTGTCGGCCGCCTTGTATGTGATCGATTCGCTGCCGGACGACACCGACGCCACAGGGCCGGCGGTTTTTACGCCGCCGACGTCTGCGGTTTCAGCCGCGCTGTCACGCGCCTGGTCAATGCGGTAAAGGCATTCGGCCAGTTCGCACGCGCAGTCCTGCAGCTTTTCGGCGTCGATCGTGGATTCCGGCAGCGTGCCGCCGAAGCGGTCAAACGTAAAGCGGTCGATCTCCCGCGACGCCGCACGCAGGTAGCGGGCAGCAGTCACTTCGTCGCAAAAAGGGGACAGATCGTCCCCGTACCGTTTTACGTATGTGTCAAAATCCGCGTACACCGTGATTCACCTGCCGATCAGCCGTCGCCCCCGGCCTGGGTGGCGTAGGACTTCACGTGCACCTGCGCAGCGTCCAGCACGCGCAGGGCGGCGTTTTCCTCGACCTGTGCCTTCGTACCGGCAAACAGCTCAGAATCGACCATGCGGACGATGCTGAAGTTATCGCCGACACCGAAGGCGTTCGGGTCGTACATGATGAATTCTACCTTCGCCAGGTTCTCCGCCGTGACGCTGGCCTTCGTGCCGCCGTGCGGATAGTAGGCGAGATCGGCAGACGACGCGAAGCCGTTGACTTCAATCCACGTGAAGCCCATGAAGCTGCCGACCTGACCGCCGGCAGCGGCGGCGAGCAGCATTTCGTTGGACGTCGGGATATACTTCTCACCGGCGAACTCCAGCATCGTCGCGAAGAAGTCCGGGCTGCAAAGCACGATGGTGGGGTTGGCCTTTGCCTTGACCATGGCCTTGCGTTCAGCCAGCACCTGCGCCTTGAAGTTGGACGCAGTGGTCTTCGTGGTGTTGGTGGATGCCGTGCCCTCGGAGATCAGGCAGGCCAGCGCACACTGGTTCTTTGCCTCCGCGACTTCGCGGGTGGCAAGGGCCAGATGCTCCTCGGCAATCGGGAACGCCACAGCAGCGGCCTGCACGCCGTAGATCTTCTTCGATGCCTGCAGGTTGTTGTTGAAAACAGCCTGAACCAGCGTGTCAGCGGCAGCGGTGTCCGTGAAGTCACGGCCGGGCGTACCGACAGACGCTGCGGTGGAGGTCAGCTTGTGCCAGTAGCAGCCGCCGGCGCCGTCGACCATCACGTCCTGATAGGTCACGCCGGGCACAAGCCAGGTCTTATAAAAAAGGTTGGGAAGAACAGTCGCTTTGTACTGTTCATCGACATACAGGGATCCATACTGGATAGACATAGATCATCATTTCCTTTCGTAGTCTTAGCCCCTGAAAAACGGATTGTTTTTGTATTTCTGGGCTACGTATTCTTTCGCGCCTCCCGCCGGCGGCACCATGCCGCTGTGATCAGACGAAAAGCGCGCCTTGCTGGCGGGGTCGGCCACAAGGATGCCGGGAATCTCCTTGCCGTTCTGGTCGGTGACAAGGCCGGTAAACAGGTCGTCGATCGACTTGCCGCGCGCATCGTCAGACCCCAGTGCTGTCACCAGCTTGTCCGTGATGCTTTCGCGCGTGATGTCGTTGACGAAATGCTTGCCCGACAGGAACGTGTCCACCGTACTGCGCAGTTTCACGGCGGCAGCGTCCTTCTTGCGATTGTCTCGCTCGGTCTGCAGGTCATTAGTCAGGGTCGTGATCTGGCCTTTCAGCGCTGCGACATCCACGCCGTCAAAGGCTGCAAGCTTGCCCTGCACGTCTTTCAGCGATGTGTCCAGCGCGTCGTGGCGTTCCTGCAATTTGGTGAATTCCGCCACGGTCTTGTAGTTCTCGGCGACGGCCTTGCGTAGATCCGCCGCCTTCCCTTCCGGAATCGTGATGCCGAAATCGGAAAGAATGGTCTCGATGTTCTTCATGCGTAATCCTCCTGAACGTGATTTTTAACAGCCCGTCGACTGTACGGATTGAGCCGGATGAACCACCGGCGGGGTCGTGATATGGCAAAGGGGCAGCCGGTTTCCCGTCCGCCCCTGCGTATCCTGATTTGATTTTGGGTATAAGAAAACCACCTTGCCGATTGGTAAGATGGTTTCATGATTATTATATAAAATAATTTTCTGCTTCAGCGTTTACACAAAGACAGGCGCTTGGCAGGCGTAGCATCCTCCTGCGTCTCTTTTTTACCATTAAGGCGTGTGGTCGCTACGAAATTTACCACCTCAAGCGCCTGTCTTTATGATAATTGTATTATAGCCAGATTATTCCCTTTTGTAAAGAATAATATTGTTCCGGACGCGCTGCCTATAGCGTTTTTCATTTTCGCACATGACAGTAATAACGGAACTTTTCCGCCACGGCTCGTCTCCTTCTACGGCAATGCGTACCACAACGCTGATATTTTTTGAATTAAGCGATATGGTTTTACTCGCAATGGCGGTATTTTCAAACTTTTTGTCTTTGAAAATGTAGTCTGGATTTTCGATTATTTCTTTGAAATAAGGGCTGTATTTATCGTAAAACTCTTTCCCGCGCCGTTCTATGATATGTTCTTTTTGCTTCTCGGTCAATATAACATCGCTGGAACGAATATGCTCCGCGACGCAGGAATAACGCTGTACATCCAGCTTTGCAATCACAGGCGGCGCTTGCACAGGCGGCGCTTGCTGCGTCTGAACTTGTCGGGCATCAACTGCTTCCGCCGATGTCCAACTTTGGCGTGCAGCAGCGGACGCAGTTGATGCCGCCGATCGATCCCAGCCGGCAACGGCAAGCCGCTCGTGGTATGGTTTCAGGTCATTTTCTTCGCAAAACTTCGCGTACGCTGCGTTCTGGTCCTGCAAACGCTTCGCGGAACGCACGTACTGTTCCTGCAGCTTCCCCTTTTCTGCCGGATCTTCGCAGTTTTCCACGGCAGTGTGCAGCGCCGTGCACTTGCGCTTCTGCGCTCGGATGCGGCGTTCCATCGCCCGCTGCTTCTGCGACAGCTCATAGGCGCGGCGGTTGGCTTCGGTATCGATCGGCTTGTTATTGTTCCGGCTAACGCCAGGCAGGAACGGTGTGAAGGAATGGCGGCAGTTATAGCCGCACAGGCCAAGCGGATTCCCCGGGTAGCCGGTCGCGTCCAGCAGGTTATCAAACTGCGCGTCCTTTCCGTCGATGCAGTACACCTTGCCCTGCCAGCCGGCATGATCGGCGATTGGATCGGTATCGGACACACGCGCGCCCAGATGCTGCGACACCAGAACGTGATTCCATCCCATGTCTTTGCACTGCTGGATCGTCATGTTCCCGGACGACTGCGCCACACCGGTACGGATACAGCGCAGCATTGCAGTTTCCAGCGTATCGTTATGCCCGGATGGATACCGCACAATCGGCTGGACTTCGCCGAGCGCTTTGATCCCATCCATTAACGCTGCAGAGTAGGATTGCGCGCCCGTGCGCACTTTCCAATAGGCCGCGTCGCAGATATCTATAAATTTCTGATTCGTCGCGCCAGCTGTTGTGCGCGTGATGTTGGATATCTCGCCAAGCGTGCGATCATACGCATCCGATAGGATGGCCATCATATCCCGCGACAATCCCGAAAACGTCACGGCTGCAGCTTCGGCGTCTTCCTTTGCTGCCTGAATGCCGCTGTCCTTGAAGATCTTTGCGATTTCCTGCTGCGATTTGCCGGTGCTTTGGGCCAACGCCTTCTGGATTTCGTCCAGATTCCCGCCGGCCTGTTTCAGCACCCACGCCTGCCATTCATCCGTGCCGGTCAGCAGCTTTTCTTCGCCGCGGCCGAAGCGGATCATGAAGCGCTCGATCATGTCGCGGGCGATCCATTCTGTCAGGTCGTCCAGCAGCGGCAGCAGGGTTTCGCCGATCTCCTGGAACTGTTCCGGGGTGATCATTCGGTATCAGGGAACAGCCCCGGCTTTGCTGTGTTGGCTTCGGCGTAGGCCGCTTTTGCGTCGTCTTCGCTGAAGCCTTCAAAGCGCACCAGATACATCCACCACGGCAAAACGCCGAGCTGGCAAAGGCTTTTCGTGTTCTGCCGGTCCTCTTCGTAGCTATACGTGATATCCCCAAAATTGTACGCCACGGTATACGTGCCATAGGGCGCCAGATCGTAGATATCGGCATAGTCATTCAGCGCCTGAATCAGGTCGTCCACGGCGGCCTGGATGCGGTCGCGGATGTCCTTGATGCGCTGGATGGTGCGGCGGTCATCGGCTTCCACCTGCGTTGCAGTAGCAAGGCCCTGTTTTTCGTTGTAGCTGAAATAGCCTTCGGAAAAGCCGCACTTGGTCGACAGGCTTTGCAGCAACATATTGATGCCGGTCTGGCGTTCGCCGGTTTTCAGCTTGCGGTCGATTTCCTGATAGAAACTTTCCGCCGCTGAACCGGCAACGTTTTGCACATAGCGCGGTAGCCGCACGGAAACATTCTTCCGCCCGGGTTCGCGCAACAGCCGATCATCCACAAGGGCGATCGACCGGGAATCCTGAATTTCGTCCACCATGGCAGACCATGCAACATCCAGCCCACGCAGTTCCGGCAGGGCGTTGGCGTAGATGGACATACCGCAGGCGCCGCCGTCGATGTTGTTGGCATCTGGCATGGTGCACACGGCAAACAGCGGCGCGGTATCATCCAGCACGGCGTCCGGCAGGATGCCCACCCAATCCGGCACTTCGTCCAGATTCACACGGGATGCCGATGCTTTGCCCTTCGCCAGCCGGAACGCGCGGTTGGAAACCACATAATGCATCCCGTCGTAGCGGTGATATTCGGC